TGTATGAAGTCAAGGATCCTGTCGCCCTTTTTGAAGGCGTACAGGTGATGGAACTAACCGCACTCGCCAGCCTGAACAAGAAGGACTCCTGATGGCCCAGGTTACAACCGACTTAAAAGTTGTTATAAGAACCGCAGGCGATGCTGGTCTTGATAAATTAACGCGGACTTTAAACGGGCTAGGGCGACAGGCTAAAAGTGCTGCGGCTCCGTTTGATCAAATATCAAAAGAACTAAAAGAAGTTCAAAGCACGTCAAAAAATAGCATTGCCAACCTTCGGGGTTACAGAAACGCTTGGCGTGATATTACGCAGCAAGTCGAGATTGGCAGTGCTGCATTTAAAGAAGCTACGGCTGAGGCGGCAAGGCTTGATAAGCAACTGCAAAAAGCGGAAGGCAGAAAAGCTCCAGGCCAAGGCGGAAGGCTTGCTGGATTAGCAAGAGGTGCTGGCGCGATTGCGGCTGGCGGTGTATTTGGCGGACCGGAGGGTGCGCTTGGCGGAGCAGCTGGTTTAGCCGTTGGCGGCCCTGCAGGTGCTGCTATTGGCGCAGCAATTGGCGCTCAAGTCGGTCAACTTAGACAGGCGCTAGGAGCAACTGCTGAGTATTCAGCCAATCTTGGCAAGCTGCGTATTGCATTGCAAGGCGTAACTACAGGCCAAAACCAATATTCAGATGCCCTTGTTTTCATACAAAAAACAACAAAAGATTTTGCGATTCCTCAAGATATAATTACGCGTCAATTTACAAAACTACAAGCATCTGTTCTGGGAGCGGGCGGAAGTATTGAGGACACAAAAGTTGCTTTTAATGGCATTGTTGCTGCCGTTAGGGCGACAGGTGGTTCCCTGCAGGATGTTGATTCTGCTTTGACTGCAACAGCGCAAGTCTTCTCCAAAGGCAAAGTTAGCGCAGAAGAATTAAGACAACAAATTGGTGAAAGGTTGCCTGGTGCTTTTACGTTATTTGCGGAATCAATAGGAAAGACCCCACAAGAGTTAGACAAGGCTCTTGAAGATGGGCAAGTTAGCTTGCAAGATTTTCAAACTTTTGCACAATCAATTTTTGAACGTTACGGAGAAACGGCGCAAATTATTGCTTCTGGTCCTAAATCTGCAGGGGATCAGCTGCAGGTAGAACTTGCAAAATTAAAAGAAAATCTTGGCACGCTTTTAGAGCCAATTGGTGCAGCATTTCAGGCAACATTTGCCAGCATTGTGACAGTAATTAATAATGCCATTCTTGCCCTAAACAATTTCCTAGGCATTGGGACATCAGGCGCTATTAACAAAGCGCAGAGAGAGCTTGACGCCGCGACAAAAGCGTTTGAACCGTTTTTAGGCGTTGACCGAGAAACGCTTACCAAGGGCCAAGGAGGAACTCAGCGTCGGTTTGACAGGTTAAGAAACCGTGTTGTGCTTGCCACAAAAAGGCTTGAAGAAGCACAAGCTGCAGGGAGGTTAGACATTGAGCGCCCTGAAGAAAGCGGCGGGTTGTCTGGCATTACCTCTGACGGCACGGACCCAGGGGGCTCACAAGCTAAAGTAAAAACAACAAGTCAAGAATTGCTTGAGCTTGCTTTAGAAAGAAACCGAGCATTTGCTGAAGGCAACAAGATAAGGATGGCGCAGCTTGATTTTGAAATTAAAATTCAAGAGGTAACTGAACGTTTTAATAATGGTGAAGTAGATTTTAACACGGCAAAAGTTATATCTTTAAAGGCCGAAACCAAGTTACGCAAAGAAGGTTTAAAAATAAGAGAAGACGAAAAGAAAGCAATGCGCGATCTTACAAAAGGTCAAAAAGAATTTAAAAAGGAACTTACTGAAACAGACAAGTTAGTTAAAAGCATAGAAAGCACATTGGCAACCAGCATGGCTAGCGCCATTGAAGGATTGATTGATGGCACGAAATCATTAAGTGAGTCTTTGTCTGGAGTGTTAAGGCAAATGGCTAGTTTGCTGTTAAATTTTGGCACAAAATCTTTGATAGGTGGAATATTTCCTTCAGCTAATGGCAATGTGTATGCCAACAACAAAATTGTTCCCTTTGCCTCTGGCGGCGTTGTAAACAAGCCAACCATTTTCCCCATGGCTAACGGCATGGGCCTGATGGGCGAGGCTGGCCCTGAGGCCATCATGCCTTTACGTCGTGGAGCCAACGGCAAGCTTGGCGTTGAAGCCTCTGGCGGTGGGGTCGGCAACGTGGTCGTGAACGTTGATGCTTCTGGGTCTAACGTAGAAGGTGACCAGTCAGATAGCAAGGCTCTTGGCTCTGCGATTGGTGCAGCCGTGCAGGCTGAATTAATCAAACAAAAACGACCTGGAGGTCTCCTAAGCTAATGGCTACTTTCCCAGACATTGAGGCAGACTACGGAGCAAGCAAGGCGGCACAGCCCAACGTGCGGATTGCTCAGTTTGGGTCTGGCTATTCTCAACGTACAGCGTTTGGCATCAACAACGATAAAAAGGTTTGGCAACTTAATTGGACAAATAGAACTGCAACTGAGGTCAACACTATTGAAGACTTTTTGGAAGCCAGAGCAGGAGTTGAGGATTTTGATTGGTCGCCCCCTGACGATACGGATACTTACAAGTGGATCTGTAGGTCTTGGACAAAAACGTTGCCTTACTCTAATTTGTTCAACATTACGGCAACATTCGAGCAGGTATTTGAAGCATGACAGTTCCACAATCAATTCAAGAACAGATTCAGTCTCTTGAGCCTTCAGCAATCATTGAGCTGTTTGAACTAAAACTAACCGAAGAAATTAATGGGACTAACCAGACTTTTTACTATCACGCTGGAACGAATGAGCTAAGTGCGAATGTTATTTTTAACGGCTTGACTTACGTGGCTTATCCGATTGAAGTTGATGGGTTTGAGTTGACGACAAAAGGCACGCTACCTAGACCGTCAATGAAAATTTCCAACGCGGACAGTGCTATCTCTGCATTGATTTTGCTCTTCAACCCATTGCAGGCAAAAGTTACGCGTATTAGGACATGCAAAAAGTTTCTTGATGCGGCTAACTTTTCTGGTGGCAATGCGACGGCTGACCCGTCTGCAAAGTTTGAAGATGAAATTTGGTACATCGACAGAGTGGCTAACGAAAACCCGGAGCTGGTTGAGTTTGAGTTAACTAGCAAGCTTGATTTGACAAATCTTGCGTTGCCACGTCGTCAAATTTTAGAGCACTGCCCTTGGCAGTACCGCGGCTCTGAATGCGGTTACATCGGAACGGCAAGCTTTGACCTCAATGACAACCCGGTTAGCTCGTCTGAAGATAATTGTGGCAAGCGTTATAGCAGTTGCGTGAAAAGGTTCCCGACAGGATTGCTGCCATTTGGAGGTTTCCCAGGTGCAAGACTTCAGACTTGAGGCTGAAGCCCATGCTGAAAAAGAATCACCCAAAGAAGCTTGTGGCCTTGTAGTCGCAGGCGTCTATATATCTTGCCGCAATATTGCCACTAATCCTGAGGAAGATTTTGTTTTAAATCCTGTTGATTACGCACGCGCTGCATTGACTGGAAAGATTGAAGCTATTGTGCATTCACATCCACAAGGCGGTCCGGCGAGCGAAGCTGATCTTGCAGCTTGTAAGCACACAAGACTGCCTTGGTACATTTATTCAATGCCTGATCGCCAATGGTTAACCACCAAACCCTGTTAGGCCGCCAGTGGCAATACGGGGTCAATGATTGCTTTACGTTGATTCGCGATTGGTTTGAGCTGCAGGGCATCAAGTTGCCTGACTTTTCCCGCCCAGACAACTTAGAGGTTTGCGACAGCATATTTTTAGAGCAGGCTGAAGCAATCGGGTTTGAGCAGGTTGCTTTTGAGCGGCGCAAGCCTGGAGATGTGTTAATCATGCGACTTGACACGCGAACACCGATGCACGCTGCAATTTTGCTGCCTGATGAGTTGATTCTTCACCAGCGGCAGGATTCATTGAGTGCGATTGAGCCGCTGCGGCGGTACTATGTCGAAAGCATTGCAGCAGTGTTTCGCTATGCAGCAGGTCGTCAGACTGCTGGGTGATCTAGGAGACCGGTACGGTGTTGAGCACACGTACTTCAACCTAAGAACGCCTGCGGACGCAATCAAGCTGTTGTGTATCAATTCGCCTGCGTTTCAAGAGGAGTTGACGCACGCGCATGAGCATGGCGTTGGCTATCGGTTAATTCAGGCTGGTACGGATTTAGATCTTGAAGATTTGCAGTTGCCGATCGGCAGCAACGATTTGATCTTGACGCCTGTCATCGCAGGTAGTGGTGGCACTACTCGCAAAATTCTTTTTGGTGCTGGCTTGATCGCAGCGTCGTTCCTTCTCCCTGGCGCTGGGATGTTTGGCACCGTAGGACTTTTAGGGCAGGCTGGAGTTGTTGGCATATCTACCAGCACAATGCTGACTTTGACCACTTTGGGCACTGCCATAAGCGCAATCGGTGCCAGCCTTGTCCTTGACGGTGTTTCGCAAATGTTGGCACCGCAGCCGACAATCCCAAAGCTTGGTGGTTTAAATAGATTAGGCAGTGGTGAATCTTCAAGCACTGATGGTCCGCAAGGTGTTGTACGGGGCACTGACGGTAGACAGTCATACGCTTACACAGGCGCTGCTAACACGGTCGGCGTAGGGGCAACCATTCCTGTTGCCTATGGCGAGGTTTTGATTGGCAGCCATTTGCTAAGTGCCAATGTTGATGTTGCAGACGAATCTGATCCGCTTAAAACAGCGATTAGAGATCCTGGCGTAAGTACGATACAAGTCGGAGGGGAGAAAATTGGTTTTGGCAGTTTTGAGAGTGCATCTGGCGTAAAAGTAAAACGCTCTAGAAAAACTTTGGGCAGCAGCAATAATCGTCAAAAAGTAGTCAACAGTTTTCTCGACTTGCGAGATGGCGAAATAGAAACGGAAGGTAGTATTAACGAAAGCACAAGTAGAAGAGACCGACTTGATTTTATTTTCGAGCTTCGCGATGGATTGTTTGATTTTGTGGATGCCCCTGGGTCGACTTTAGTTGATGGCTTTTTGACTTACAGAATCACACTTGAAAACAAAACAGGCGGCCCAAATCCAATTATTGCCACTTCTCAAGCAACGGTGCAAGGTTTACTAGCCAATGGCGATAACTACAAATGGATACACCGGATAGAGCATCCTGACGTTGAAGATGAAATTGCACCAACAATTGAAATAATAGACCACAGGGCAAACTCAAAATGTACGTTATTCTGGCAAGCGTATGGCTACGACCTTGGTTAAATCATGGCTCTAAATTCTACTTCTGTTATTAATTTTGTTGACCTGCTTTGCGAGGGCCCAATTGCTGGTTTAGTTAAGGCGGAACAGGGTATTTTCCTTGAGGAAACACCAATTAGAACTGGTGGAGACCGCAATTTTTTGAATCAAGATGTCTCGTATGACTTTAAACCTGGTGGTCGCACACAATCGGAGTTGGTTCAAGGTAAAAATGGGCAATCAACTATAACTGACGTAGGCGCAGAGCTTGGTAAAAACTACAGTGAGACGTTAAATGCAGAAAACGAAGTCACTGCCCGCGACTATGGGAGTGGAACAGTTGTAAGGCAAATTACAGATACAGAGGTTGAATCTTTTGAGCTGCTGTTAACTATTCCTCGCATGTTTTCAACAGCGCAGGAGGGGCTGGCAAAGGGGCAATTGTTTAACGGAGAGATTCAGGTTGCTGTTGACGTGCAGGCACGCGGTCGTGCATTTCAAAATGTTTACACCACTACAAAAACTGGCATCGCTGTTAGCAATTATCAATTTAAAACTCCACGCCTCAATCTTCCTGGCGAAGGACCATGGAATATTCGCGTCAGGAAAGTTAACTTAGGGGAAAACCATTTTGAGGTAAAGTTCAATAATTTTAGGGAGGTCGAAAAGAATATCCCGTTAGCCAACAGCAGAGCAAATCAAATTATATGGTCAAGCTTGATTGAAATTCAATCGTTGCGAACAGCTTATCCGTTTTGTGCTGTTGCAGGTCTTTCTTTGTCAACAAGGCAGTTTGGAAGTCTGCCGACTAGGGCCTACAAGATTCGTGGGAGAATTGTTCAAATACCTGCAAACGCTGCGGTTAGAAGCGACGGCAGCTTGACGTTTTCTGGTGCTTTCAACGGCAACCTCAAACAAGCGTGGACAAACTGCCCTGTTTGCTGTTGGTACGACATGGTTACAAACCCACGTTATGGGGCAGGCGATTTTGTGCAAGCTTCAAACCTTAGTTGGGTCGATCTGTATCCGCTTGCCCAATATGCAAATCAGCTTGTTACCAATCCTGATGGCACCACTGAGCCACGTTTTGCGTGCAACACAGTTATTTCATCGCAAGCTGAAGCGTTCAACGTTTTGCAGGATCTTGCCAGTGTGTTTCGCGGAATGCTTTTCTGGCAGTCAAATACAATTCAGGCAACTGCAGACCATGGCCGCTTAGATGGCTCTGGCATGACGCCAGTGCATTTGTACGCTAACAGCAATGTTATTAATGGAGCGTTTAACTATTCAGGTTCGTCACTAAAAACGCGCAGCACAAAGATCCGCGTTCGTTACAACGATCCGCAGAACTTTTATAAATCAAACTATGTTTGTGTTGAAAACTCTAGTTTAATTTCAAAGTACGGTTATCAAGAAAAAGAGATCGTTGCTTTTGGCGCTACGTCTAAGTTTCAAGCGCAACGTCTCGGACGGTGGATGCTTGCATCAGAAGAGCTTGATGGGGAAGTAGTTACCTTTACCACTGGTTTGCAAGGCGCTGTCGTGCAGCCTGGTCAAGTCTTTGCAGTGGCGGACGAGATGCGCCAAGGCGTGCGCCTTGCTGGTCGAGTTAGCAGTGCGACGACAACATCAATCACGGTTGATCAAAACATTGCGTTGCCTGCTGGCGGCGGTTACACCCTGACTTGCACTCTTGCTAATGGAAGCGTTGAGATAAAAACAATTGGCAGCGTTTCTGGCAACGTCATTAATACAGCATCATTTAGCTCTGCACCATTAGCGCAATCAATCTGGTCTCTTCAGGCGACGACCGTTGAGCAACAAGACTACCGTTGCCTAACTGTTTCTGATGGGGGCGACGGTACGTTCGCGATTGTAGGCGTCCAGTTTAATGACAGCATCTACAAAACAGCTGACGAGGGAACTGAGCTTGTTTTTGACGATGTCACGCTATTTAATGACGCGCCAGCAAAGCCGATATTGGTTACACTTGCATTCAAAGAAGTCACGGTTAGTCAAACAAAGACCAATCGAATGACGGTATCTTGGAGCCGTGGCCTTGATGGTGCGACATTTGGCTTTGAGATTCGATACAAGATAGGCAAAGGAAATTTCATCAGAGCTAATACTACAGACACAATTTTTGAGGTTGACGGATTACTTCCAGAGAAAGCAATTACTTTCCAGATTCGATCAGTTGGCGCACCATCTGTTAATAAAAAATCTGCTTGGGTTACTGTTACTGGGGTTGTGCCCGTACCGGATATTGATACTGATGGTGGTCCTGAAGATGATCCAGCTGTAGTCAGGCCGCCGACGCCTGCAGATGTCACGATCCAAGCGATTGAAGGCGATCAAGTGATTTTACGATGGAAAATCCCACCTACTGGGCAAAATACGGCTAATTTCTTAGCGATTATTCGTCATGCGCCGCAAATTGATGGCACGGGAGTATGGCCGAACAGCACATTGCTGCGTGATGTAAAAGCGCAAACCAACTCAGCCACACTGCCTTTAATTGAAGGCGAATATCTAATCAAGTTTCAAGGCGAGAACGGACAGCGCAGTTTGACTGCTGCTAGCGCAGTCATTGATTTGCCTAACAAGCTTCCACGGCTCAACCTTCAAGTGCGTCGTGAAGATACAGACTCACCGCCGTTTCAAGGCGACAGAGTTGATGTGTTTTTCAGCGATGAATACGATGGCTTAGTGCTAGATGGTAATGCGAAGGTTGACGATTTTGTTGACGTTGATTCACTGGCCCAAATTGATTTTGTCGGCACGCGTTTAGCGTCTGGCGAATATGTCTTTAAAGACGTGTTAGACCTTGGCGGTGTCTTTAGCGTTCTATTTACGCGAAAACTTACAACGCGTGGCCTGTATCCAGCAGACACGATTGATGACCGCGCAGAGTTGATTGACCGCTGGTCTGACTTCGACGGTACCCTTCCAGATGACACGTCTGCTGAGGTGTACTTCCGCACAAGCAATCAAGTGACGACAAATGAGGAGCTTTTGCTGGAAGATGGCGACTTTTTCTTGCTTGAAGATAATGACAAAATTCAAATGGAATCTGACATCGACTTTGGCCCGTGGATTCCGATGGAGTCAGGTCGCTTCACTGCCAGACAGTTTCAGTTCAAGTGCGAGCTGCTTTCTGACCACATTGACCAGACGCCTGTGGTTGATGAACTGGGCTTCACCATGCAGTTGGAGTTGCGAACAGAGAGCAGTCCAACCATCGCCTCAGGAGCTGGAGCGAAAGCAGTCACGTTCACAAATGGTTTCTACCAAGAGCCCAACATTGGCATTACGGCTTTCAATCTTGCTTCAGGGGATTACTATGTGGTGACATCCGCCTCTAGAACTGGATTCACGATTACGTTCTTTAACAGTAGTAACGCTGCTATTGACCGTAATTTCCAGTATCAAGCAGTCGGCTACGGCACTGAACAGACCTAAAAATGGCTCCCACTCACGACTATATTATTTCGAATCAAAGCGGTGCAAGCTTTAGATCCGACCTCAACAACGCACTAGCGGCAATCGTCAGTAATAACAGCAATTCAACGGCACCTGCCACGACTTATGCCTATCAGTGGTGGGCAGACACGACAGCAAATCAGTTGAAGCTGAGGAATTCAGCTAATAGCGACTGGATCGTAATCCAAGAGCTTGACGGCACGATGCTGATGCAAAACGGCACTGCTGCCGCTCCTGGTCTGGCATTTGCAGGCGATGTAGATACTGGTTTGTTTCGTCCTGCAGCAAATAAGTTAGGCATTGCCACAGGTGGTACTGAGCGGATCCACGTCGATGCAAGTGGCAACGTCGGCATTAACACGGGTAGTCCAGGGCAACTTCTTGACGTAGCTGGTGATAGCAACCCCCAAATCAAACTAAGTGCAACTAACACCGGAACCAATAGCCCCGGTCTATACTTCGATAATCAAGGGCAGCGTAACTGGCAAGTCTGGACGGATAGAGCTTCAGATCAGTTTAGAATTGGCAATAACGCTAGAGCAGCTACAAATTTAGCAATCACCTCCACCGGCAGAATCGGCATCGGATCGATTAATCCGGCAGAAAAGCTTGTTTTAGCAGACGTAGCTGCTAGTTCAGGATTTTCTGATACTGCTATCAGTATGATCCGTAGTAATTACGGTGGACGTATTGCTGGTTATCTAGATCAAGGCGTTGGTGGTGGAATTAAAATTGACACCATTGATAACGCTACCCCTACAGAGCGTATGCGTATCAACGGACAGGGCGATATTCTTATCCACCAAAATACAGTTTCAGATCCTGGGAGTGGCAATACCACAATTGGTGCTTGCTTTGACAAATCTAATACTGGAACAACACTATTGATTTCGCATGGTGATTCCGAACCTTTAAAGATCAATAGAAACAGCACTGGCGGTATCTTGTCTTTCAGAAGAGATGGCACTGAACGTGGTCAAGTCGTAGTGAACACCTCGTCTGTTTCATACAATACAAGTTCTGATTATCGTTTGAAAGAAAATGTTGTTGTTTTAGATGGAGCAATTAGTCGTGTTAAACAATTACTGCCTAAGCGTTTTAACTTTATTGAAGACTCTGATGTAACTGTTGATGGATTTATAGCTCACGAAGCTCAAACTGTTGTACCAGAAAGTGTTTCTGGAACGCAGGACGAGACGGAAGACATCGGCACACTTACTGAATGGGATGGAACCGTACTTAAAACTGATGTTGTTAAGCCTGCCGAATTAACTTGGGAAGATACGGTTACTGACGAGGACGGCAACGAAACTACTGAAACTCGAACTCGTACTTGGACGAAGACTAGCAACCAGCCTGTATATCAAGGTATCGACCAAGCTAAACTTGTTCCTTTGCTTACTGCTGCATTGCAAGAGGCAATCACTAAGATTGAAACTCTAGAAACTAAAGTTGCTGCCCTGGAGGCTGCCTAATGGCTGATCGCAAAATTTCAGCTCTATCAGCGCTGACATCACCTGCAACGGGTGATCTGTTGCCAATTGTTGACGTTTCAGAGGCTGCAAACGTCAACAAGAACAAGTCAATCACGCTGTCTACGTTATTCCGCACGCTCCCTGACGGTAGTGTTGGCTCCCCTTCTATCGGTTTCTTAAGTGATAATGGCACCGCAGGTATTTTCCGAACCGCCGCCAACGAGGTTGCATTCAGCAACAACTCAACTTTTACGGGCAAGTTCACTGCGGCGGGATTTCAGCTAGGCACTGGAACGGCTGCAGCGCAATTTCATCTGTTTAGCGGTGACACTACTGATCAAGTCATTATTGAAAACAGCGATGCGGGTTTAGATACTGCGCCTGATTTGGTGCTGTATCGCAAATCAGCATCACCTGCTGCTGACGACAACCTCGGCAATATTGAGTTTCGCGGCCAGTCTGATGCAGGCAACGCTCACGTTTACGGGCAGATCCTTTCTCAGATCAGCAATGCAGGCGACGGCAATGAGGATGGCATTCTTGATCTGATGTCGTCTGCTAGTGGAACCGTTGCAAGCCGCATCAGGTTGCGCGGTACCAATGTTGGCATCGGTGAGACAGCTCCAATTTTTCCGCTGCATCTGACCACGAGCCTGACCGGCACAGGAATACGTTCAGAATGCACTGCCAATGATTCTGCGTCTGGTGGAGACATCACCTTGTTTCACCGGCGTGGTGCATCCGGTGCAGGTCAAGACAATGACTTGCTAGGGACTGTTTTCTTCCGTGGCAAAAACGACGCCAGCACCCCAGAGGAAATTGATTATGCCTCTGTTGAGAGCAGCATCGTCGACGCAAGCGATGCCACTGAAGACGGGCGCTTGCGCTTAAAGGCTCGAACTGCTGGCACGTTGACGACCCAGCTTGAGATCAACGCCAACACTATCGGCTTCTTTGGTGCGACAGCTGCTATTCAGTCCACGCACGTTGCAGACATTACAACAACAGCAACGACTGGAACGTTGCCTACAGCTAGTGACACCAACACAATTGCGAATGCTGCCGCGCCAACCAATGCCGAGCTGTTGCAGTATTGCGTGACGCTTGAGGCAAAGGTTGAGGCGCTTCTAGCATTTGCTAGTGCTCATGGCCTGATGGCTTCTAGCTGATGCAAAAACCTGATCCAATGATCCCCTGTAAGCCAGGGGCAGAAGACACTGAGGCCATGGCGAATCGGGTGTCGTGGCTTGAGATGCTCTTCATGCTCGAAGGTCGTGACAAAGTAGACCATCCAAAGCGTGGTCTTTATACAGGGCTGCATAAAAAGCACTACTCAACGTTCCCTGGAACGGATGAAAACTGAGGAGCAGATTGAAAACCGTCCATTGACTGGCTCAGTTAATGTACTTATGGAACACGTTTTCCCTTCCAAACATGATCAAGTCTTTAATTGCGATTGGTGCAGCCGCTACGGCAGTTGCATTGGCACCAGTGTCTGCCCTCGCTGGCCCTTACCTAAACATTGAAAGCAACGCCGGTTTCGCTGGCGGTGACGGTGTAGACATGGATTACATCGGTTCTACAACTGATTTCCACATTGGCGTTGAAGGCGCTGGTGAAGACACTTCTTGGTATCTGCAAGCGGGACCGGCGCTGGTCCAGCCCGACAATGGCGAGGCTGATGTTGAGTTCTCCGGCAAAATTGGCGGCGCTGTTGCCATCACTGCTGATAAGAACCTCAACCTTTACGGCGAAGTCAGCTTCATCACTGTTGACGACTTTGACGCCGCTAACGTTGGCACCAAAATTGGTGTGAAGTATCTTTTCTGAGCTAGTCTCCAATAGGGAGACACACTGCCCCTTTCCTGTCCTCACGCCAGGGAAGGGGATTTTCTTTGCAAATCTGATCGTGCAAAAGCTATTCAACGTAATGTCTGTCGCATCATTCACGATGTCAGCGGGCATATTGATTGGAACGGTGACGCTCTACACCCGCATTCCATCAATCACAAAGCACTATATGAGTGAGCTAAA